CTGGTAACAGACGAGTAGGCATAGGTCATAAGGCTGCTTGCCAGATTGTATTTAAAGCTGCGTTAAGTGATAAAGATAATCAACTTGAGGCTATTAAGAAAGCAGTAGCTGCCTCATACTATAAACTTCATGGAAAGAACTGGCAGAAGGAGTTAGAGATTCAAGCTAACCTCTTGTGGATGGTTCGTGAACAAAGTAAAGACATTATTAAACGATGGACTTACGATGGTCGTGATGAGTACATGAACATTAATACGGGAGTAATCATTACTGATGAATCCTATTAATTTCACATTTGTTAAGGCTGGAGACATTGGAAGGGTACGTGGTGAGTTTGCTACAAAGCAAAGATACATATGCCCTATATGCTTCAGTTCAATTGCACAAGGTAAACCTGCATTAGACCATGACCATAAGACAGGTCACATACGCGCAACATTGTGCGGTCTATGTAACAGGAATGAGGGCAAGGTTTTAAAGGCTATGGTTTACATGGCTCCTAAAGGTCATCCTGTTTGGCAGAATACAGTTGGTTGGCTTAGAGCATTAGCTGACTACCTTGAGTACCATGAGAAACATCCGAGTGGTTTAATTCATCCCACATTCGATTTCGCTAAGGGTAAACAGAAACCCAAGAAGAGGAAGAAGAAAACATGAAAGAGCAAAAATCAGGTAGGCATTCTATGACTGACCATGACTCGTTTGCTGCAAACCAGTCTGGACAGAAAATGTCAACACCTACAGGTATGCATGTCGTAAATAGTTTCGGAAGTATTCTTCCCATAGCTGACACGCAGGTACACAAAGATACACCAGTGCAACATATACATTGCCTTGCTAGGTATATATGGCAACATAAACCAGACCATATTGTTCATATAGGTGACAACTGGGATTTCCCATCACTGAGCTTTTATGCTTCAGCTGAAGAGAAAGAAGGTCGCAGACTTATTGATGACTTGAAAGCAGGTCAAGCTGCACTTGCTATCATAACTGACTACATCGATATGATGAACAAGAAGTCTAAGAAGAAAGTATACAAACCTACTTTCCATTTCTTAATGGGCAATCACGAGTTTAGACTTAATCGCATGATTGAGAACAACCCGCACTTGATTGGTATCATAGATTTATATGGTATGATTGAAGATGCTGGCTGGACTGTTCATAAATTCTTAGACCCACTGTGGATAGGTGAAGTGTGTTTCAATCACTACATGCCTAACCAAGCTTCTGGTAGACCAGTTGGTGGTGGTATTGAAAACAAGATGAACAAGTTCCCACACAGTTTCGTGCATGGACATCAACAACAGTTCCAGTATGCACGTAGACAGAACTTGCAAGGCAAACCTCACTTCGGAGTTTGTGCAGGTAGTTTCTACATGCATGATGAAGAGTATCGTGGTGCTTGCAATACTGAGATACGTGGCTTTACTCATCTTAAACCGTTTGTTAATCGCTTTGGCTTCAATGACCATGATGTGGAATTCGTTTCACTGGAAAGATTACTTGCGGAGCACAGTGATGGAACTAAGTCTTGAAGAAATAAAAGAGTACGCTCGTAACACTGTACAAGGTGTTATGGGCGAGATGCCAGATGGTTTAACAATAGAAGACCAGAAAAAGTATCTTGCCAATGCGGGTAGGATACTAAGTACTGCTTCTGTGCTTATCAATGAGATGTTGATGAACAAACCAAGGCTACAACTTCACTAGGAGAACCAAGTGAGAAATCCGACATATGAAGAATCAATTGTCTGGGCATCCGGTGAGTTCCTTTCCATACCACTTCCTATGGAGTGGCGTGGTTGGGAATCACAAGAGTTGCTTGAGTACATAGAGAGTAATCCATCTTTTGATGAAGAGGGTACTCCAAAAGAACAACTGTGGACAAAGATTTGCTTACTTGCATCTTCCTTGTCTACCTTTCTAGGTAGCCTTCCATGTGATAATGCTAAACTGCATGAAGCTTTCTTAAAGGGACAGACTGTGGGTGGTGCTGTTTCGGAACATAGGGGTTTGAGTGAACTATGTTTTTATATGAAACATGACTTCACAACTATATCTATCTTTGATAAGAATGATGTTAAACCTAAAACACATGACATAAGAGTAAGTACAAATTCATTTATGGAATTGTACAAACAACTAGGAGATGCCTACTATGGCTAGACGTACAGATTTTCAAGCTGCAACAACATACACTGGACAGAAACTTAAAGGTGCTGTCGATATATCTTTCAAGATAGATGGTGTTCGCATACTTGACAGAGAGGGTATTCAAGTTACCCGGAATGATAAAGTACCACCCGGATTAGAGTTGGCACTTACACCAGCTGCTAAGGCAAAGATACAGGAGTACAAAGATTGTGAGATATATCTTGGCTCGTTCCATGAAAGTAATAGCCCTATGCAGCAGCATAGTCCTGTTCGTGGCTGCATACATCCTGAACATGTTTATCCGCTGGATTACGAATACGATGGTGCTACTCGCGTTGTTGACCCTCGCTTGTATATCGAAACGATAGTTAATCCTACAGCTAACCAGATTCGTGCATGGTTACAAATTGCACTTGATAAAGGTTATGAAGGTTTAGTATTACGTACTGACAAGAAGTGGTATCGTGTCAAACCTGAGTACACAGCTGATGTTTACATTACAGGTTGGTTCGAACAGTTTGATACCAAGAAGAATCCTAAAGGACAGCTTGGTGGATTTGAAACAAACTATGGTAAATTAACTGCATTCTCTGAAGCAAAGAGACAGGAACTTTGGGATAATCCACAACAGTATATTGGAAGAATGATGACAGTACGTTATAAAGAATTATATGATACTGGTTCGTTCCGTTACTGTGTTACCTTTGAACATTTCCGTGATGATAAAGATGAAGAAGCTTTTGACACCAAAGCAGGTGAAATAGTTTCTTGGTAATCGACATAAGAAATACTATGTGTCGAATAACCTAATACTTTTCGACATAAGGAGTTAACATGAGCAAAGTTTTACTAGAAGGAGATATACAACTTCCATTCCCAAAGAATGCTGTTGGCTTTGCACGACCTGTTGACGTAACAGATTACAAGTGGAGGTCAATGCGACCTGATATGTGGCAACGAGCTTATACTCATTGTCTGTTCAGTTTGCATAACCTCTTCGAGTTACCTTTACATTCTATTGTTCCATACATTGCTAAGAACATGCTTGAGGCTACTGAGCCATACTTAGTAGCCTTAAGGTTTATGGGAGAGATGGAGCTTGCAGGTTACGTTAAGTTTAACAGGGGATTTGATGAGCGCATAGTTGTTCCAACAAAGAAACTTCTTAAGCTTAAAATAGCTGAAGCTGAAGCACCAGAGAGTGCGATAGCTATGCCGAACATTGTCGGTAAGGAGTACATGTCAAAGTACTTAGCAGTTCGTGGAGGAACGCGTTCTTCTGGAAACATGAGAGCTGCTAAAATTGTCAATGACATGGCTGATGAAAGATTTGCTGTGAACGAATTCATTCTTGGAGTGCTTAAAGTATTTCCACCAGAGGATGAAAAGATTGTGGACAGTTGTATGTTCTTACGAACAATGGCAACTGCTGAGATACTTAAAGATGAAGTGTTTAGGTTTCCATACTTCTTAGATTCTAGGAGCAGAATGTACAGTGCTACTACGTGCGGTGTTAGTCCTCAAGGTGCAGACCATGAGAAGGCATTGTTGCTACCAGTGTACGCTGAGAAGTTAACACAAGATGGTGTGCTTGCATTAGTTGAAACTGCATTAGGATATGCAGAACAAAACTGGTCAGTTGTTGAGATGGTTGAACATGCTAGGAACCCTATGCTTACAGAAGCAGAGTGGAAGAAAGCAGACAAGCCTTATTCATATTTGGCTAGTGCTCACTTGCTTATGCAGTACGTCGATGAACCATCACGACCCTTGCCAGCATTCATACCATTAGATGGTCGATGCTCTGGCTTGCAACATTGGAGTGCTGTAATACATTCCAATGCGATAACTAAGTATCTAGGAATGCACTCAGAAGAATCTGAGATGGACATCTATGAGAAAGTTGCTGAAGATTGGAAATTCTGCTTGGCAGATGACATGAAAGAGTATGCTACAAGAAAAGCAGCTAAGATACCTGTAATGACTTGGGGCTATCGTGCAACCCAGATGACTTCAATGGAGCATATGGATAAATTGTACGGCACTGAGAATAAATGGAACGTCGAAACAGAGAAATATGAGCCGACTCGTGACGGTCTCCCCAGAGCCGTTACAGGGCAGATGGGCAGAGACTTATACAATCGGCTCAATGATACGCTTGGTGCTCTTACGGAGGCAGTTGAGTGGGTTTCTGATGCTGCAACGGTTATTGCTAAAGCAGGTTTTATCGATATTGTCTGGTTTACTCCAGATGAGTTCGAATGCAAGCAAAGAAAGGTCAAAGGAGTTGAGCTACCATTGAAAGTTGTACTCAGTAACAAGGAGAAATTCCGACTGAAGATACTCGATTTCTCAGGACAAGATTCTGACAGTCGAAAGCATAGGTCAGCAATTGCACCTAACATTATTCACAGTCTGGATGCTACACATTTACGGATGGTTGCTAAGAGACTCAAGCGACTTGGAAGCCCGATGATATTTATACATGACTCATTCGCCACTCATTGCAATTCGAGACAGGCATTGTACTCAGAAATCATCGACACCTTCATTCAATTGTATTCTCGTGATTACCTTAGTGAGCTAAAGAGTTTCTGGGAGAACAAATATCAGGTCAAACTGAGAGCCTCACCAGAGCTTGGAGATTGGGAACCGGAGAGCCTTCGGAATCTTACGAATTTTTTCATGTAAGTCACTGATAACAGGGAAGTTATCGGCCAATTTCAACACAGATGTACCCCTAATGTATAGAAGCAACTCAAACTAGACCCGAAAAAGGGGGTTTGGGGGATTCTTTCCAGTGTATTTTATTATTACTTTCTTGTTAGACTCTTATTAGCTTAACAGGAAAGACTTAGGAGAAACCTAATGAGTGACAATTATAACGACTTGGCAAGGGAGATGGGCTATGACCCAACTGACCCAGACCATGTTGAGAAAATGCAAGATGACTTTGCAGGTAAGGATGATGGTGTAGTTACCTTGAACGATAAGGAACTAGATTTACTTACCAGTGATGAACCTAGCGACGACCAGTTAGACGAGATTGAAAATGAGCAGCACTGATGTTGTTATCATGACTGATGAGTTTGAGATTATAGCACAGGCTATGCTTGCTACCAGAGGAGACCTTGCAAAGGCTTCTCGATTTGATGCAGTTGGTATGAATGCTATGGCATTACGTAACTGTGTTAAAGACAACCCACCTATTCGTAGACGTTACCATGAACTCTTAGCAGATGAAATGCAAGAGAAAGGTTTGCACATAGCAGAGCGTATTCTTAAAATGGCTGAGTTACAAGACAGAGCCTTTGGTGGTGAGTACATTGTAATGGAGTTTGATACGGATGCAGGTAAAGAAGTTGAAGTTGTACGTAACTACCCTGTTGACCCTAAATCAGCCATAGACTTATCTAAAGAAATATCAAGACTAATCTCAGAAGGGAAAGGTCAAAACATGTCAGCACATGCTGCTGTACTTATATCAAGTAAAGAAGATGCCAAAGAACTTTTGGAGGACTTCTTAAATTCATAAGGAGACCCATATGAGCTTTGTATCTAACTTGGATGCTAAGGAAGTAGAAGTACTTCATGATTATCTCATGAGCGACTTTGAAGAGTTTAGTAAATTCTGTTTCAAACTAATGACCGGAACTAAACTACTTCACGTTGACTACTACGTTGTGCTGTTCGAAACAATTCAAAAGTTGATTGACCATGAAAGTAATCGGTTAATCATTAACATTCCTCCACGAGCTGGTAAGACACTTTTAATTTCTATCTTCTTACCTTTATATGCATGGTGTACAAATCCATGTGCTCAAACAATCTTGACTGGCTTTAACTCTGACGTTCTTAATGAATGCTCAGGTTACATAAGAACTATAATGTCCGACCCTGACTTTAAAAGAGTCTTCCCCGATGTAATTATTGATAACAATAAGAAGTCGGTTGAAAGGTTGGGTACTATGGCAGCTGGTGTCCTTCATGCTATACCAACAACTGGTAAGATGACAGGTAAAGGTTGTGGAGCTTTAGTAGAAGACTTTGCAGGTCTAATGGCAATCGATGATGTTATCAAGCCAGATGATGCAAACTCTCCTACCGAGCGTGACAAAATTAATAACAGGTTCTCTAACACGTTGCTATCTCGTTTAGCTACAGAGGACACTCCACTTGCTATCATAATGCAAAGGCTACATGCTGATGACTTATGTGGTTACTTAATGAAAGGTGGTTCTAGTGATGTTTATGACTGGTTAAATATTCCAGGATTGATACGTCATGCAGATTCACCCTTACCTACTGATAGGAAAGTAAAAGAGTGGGAGAAGTATCGTACTGGTTCGAAAGAATGGTATGATGCACAAATTGAAGAGTATGGCTACACACATGTAAGACCAATACTCTACGACTTGAAAAGACCAATAGAAGATTATGACAAAGAGGGTGATTCCTCTTTTTGGGCTATTCGTAAAAACGTAAAGACACTTAAAGGTTTGCGTGAGAAAGACCCATACACTTTCTATTCCCAGTACATGGGTATGCCAGTTGGTAAAGGTACTGCTGCACTTAATGCAGAAGACATCACTTACTACTCTGAGCTTGATAAACAAAGTATACGTTACACTTTCATGACAGCTGATACTGCTTCAACAACTCAGGACTACTCAGATTATACTGTAGTGATTCTATGGGGAGTTGATAAGCAGAACAGGTTGATACTGATTGACATGATTAGAGACCAGTGGGAAACTCCAGAGCTTACCAAAGCTGTAAGAGACTACTGGAGAGAAAAGCATGTCTTTGATATTAACAATCCAACTATGATGCCTCGTGGTATGCACTTGGAAGATAAGTCCAGTGGGCTATTCTTAAATCAACAGTTCATTCGTGATGGTTCAGTAACAGTTAAGCCAGTGCCTCGTGATGGTACAGCAAATAATGACAAGTTCAGTAGGTTCCTAAACACTATCCCTTATTTTAGTAAGGGTAGAATACTTATACCTAAAGAACATGAATTCACTAAAATAATAGTCGCTGAATTAAAAGGTCAGTCACAGTTCGGAAATGCCACAGGGTATGATGACATCGTAGATAACTTCTCTGATGCTGTCTCTGTAGTTTTCGATGGTGACATAATGACGTATGAGGATTGGGCTTAAAGGAGAAACAAATGAGTTGTTTAAAAACTCGACTGGATGGTAGGTCTCCAGATAATAAGTCCTTCCAGATAAAAGACAAAGCAACTGGTGCTGTCGTAGCTGAGATTTCCTTAGCAGACAATGCCGGTGCTACCATTAACATTTCCACAGCTGAAGGTTTGTATATTGAAAAGCCTAATGGTTGGAACTCACAAAAATAGATAGGTACTAATTATGGTTATAACAGATTCAGCTTGGGAATTAATTGCAACTGATTCAGCTGCTCTTGTTCAAAAGACAGGTGCTGGTTTTATTACTTTAGCATACCACACAACTACACCTACTACACAAGATACTTTTGGGTTAACTGGTAATGAACCTTTACTGTTACCTAATGTAGCTGGTAAAAAT